TTTTTTTCTTCTTTATAAAATTTATTAAAATAAGATGTATTTATCTTTTCACTTATATTTATCTCTTTTTTAATCAATTTTGGTTTCTTTTTTGAAACAGGTTCTATTTTATAAGTTTTTTTTAAATAATTTTTAAATGGGGTAAACACTTTATAAGCTTGTTTTGATGATTTTGCCATTGTTTTTCCTGTTTTAATTGGAACTAATAACATATCTTCTTCAGAAACTACTTTTATATTATTTTTTTCACACCAATTTTTAATATCACCATCTCTTTTTTTAGCAAATGGAGAATAATCTGCATTAAAACCTATTGAATTAATAGGATATTTTTTATGTATTTTTTTAATAACTTTTAAACTATCACCATAAAAAAAATTTAATAAAGATTTATTTTTTTTATATTGTTCATTTAAATCTATTAAATTTTCACACATAAATTTTACAAACTTTTCTGATTTATAACTATTTTTTTTTATTTGATCAGGTGTAAATATAAAAATTGGAATAGTGTTTTCTTCCATTAAATTTAATGTTGTATTATCATTTATTCTTAAATCTCTATGATGTATAAAAATATTCATTATTTATAATTTATAATTACATTTAATTTTATTACATTTTTTATTTAAAAAAAATTTTTATTACAATATTTTATAATATTATATAACACACAATTAAATGAAACTATCATTAAAACCATATACACTTTCAAATAATATCGAAAAATATATAATTTCTTTTATTAAAACACAAAGACACAAAAAAAACTTTTTCTTAAAAATAGATGATAAAACTTGTTCTAAATTAAATTCAAATATCAAAAAAGAATTTAAATACAATATTACAAATTCATGTCAAATTATTAATTCTATTAAGAGTGCGTATGTTAAAAAGAATATTATCAAATACAGTTTTAATTTAAAAAAAAATGAAAAAAAAATATTTTCTTTTTACAATGAAAATGAAAAATTATTTAATAAAAAAAAAAATTATAAAAATCTTTTTAAATATATATCTGAAAAATATATTCTTTCTCCTTTAAATGTTATGAGATTCATAATTAAAAAAAAATATTCTTTAAAAATAACAAAAGTTACTGATAAACAAATATCTAAATTTGATAAAAAAATGATTGATTATAGTCTAGATAATGACGATTATGCTTTAATTGATAATAAAAGAGAAATGGAAATATCTTTGGAATTTGAAAAAAGAGTTGAAGATATATTAAAAAAACATAATGTTAAATACAAAACTCAAGAACAATTAGTTAAAGAACAAATTAAAAAATTTGGAAAACCTATTAATACACCAGATTTTTTAATTATTTCTGATTTTTACATAAATAACAAAAAAGTTAATTGGATTGATGCTAAAAAATTCTATGGTTCATGTGTTAATTTTGTAACTGATAAAATTAAAAATCAAACAAAAAAATATTTAGATGAATATGGTTCTGGTTGTATAGTATTTGAATATGGTTTAAATGAATTATTAAATTATGACAATATTATACTTTTTGACTATGAATCATTTAAAAAATCTAAATAAAATATTTAATTAGAATAATTTTTTTCTAACCAATCATAAACAGCAATTTCATAATTTACTCTTTTTTTATAATAATTTTTCATTAGATTATTAAATTTAATATCTGTAATATTATTTTTAAGCCAATCAAGTTTAGGTAATTGACCACTTTTAATAGAATTATTCAAAGTATTTTTATTTTAAACATACTTTAAAACATCCTAATATTACCTTGAAACATTTAGCTAAAGAAATTAACAAAAAGTTTAAAACAACATTTAATTATGTTGATATTCATAGATTATTAACAAAACAGCTTAACATTACATATAAAAAATTACGCAAAAGATATTTTCCTTCAAAAGGTGATGAAAAGAAAGAATTAAAAGAATTTTATAAAATTTTAATAAAACATAAAAAAGATAAAATAATTTCTATTGACGAAACATCTATATATGTCAACATGGTAAGAGAACATGGAAGAAATATAAAAGGAAGAAGAGCGTATTACAATACTAACATGTATCCTTATAAAAAATATAATTGTTTATGTGCAATAAAATATGGCGAAATTGTAGGAATAAAAATTTATGAAGATACTGGAGGAATAAATAAAGAAAAATTTATGAAATTTATTGACGATTTCATAAAAAACAAATATAAAAATCATATAATACTACTTGACAATGCAATATTCCATAAATCAAAAGAAGTAAAAACAAAAATAGAAGAAACAAAGAATAATTATTTGTACAGCGTTAGGTACAGACCAAATACTAATCTCCCTATAGAAAGTTTCTTTAACCAGTTAAAACATTATTTAAAATTGAAAAGTCCACAAACTTATAAAGAAATAATAAGTGAAATTAAAAATATTATAAAAAATAATATTAAAAAAGAAAATTTAAAAAATTATTTTAATTACTTATTCTTAAGAGCAAATGATTTTTTAATAAAAAATAAATAAAAGTGTCCCATTTTTTTGTAAATGGGTGTAATATTACTTTTATAAAAATTATTCATTTTTTTTAATATATCGTTTTAAATTATATATTAGTTATTTTATAAATTATGGAAAATAATAAAATAATAGAAAATGATAAATTTACTCAGGATACATCAACTAGTTATTGGGAAAATAATCCTTTAAAAGTATCTAAAAAATCTAAAATTAAACAAATATTATCAAATAAAGATCTTTTAAATCATGTTCAAAATCATATTGACAAACATGAATTTAAAATTGATTATAAAGTTAATGATAAAAATATTTCTATTAAAGAATTATGTTCATTTATAAATATTAATTATATTGACAAATCTGGAGATACATTCGTTTATACTCCAGATATTATTAAATATTATATTAAAAATTCACTTGTTATATCATTTTATTTTAAAAATAAAATTATTGGTTTAATAGTTGGTAGAAAAACTCTGTTAAATATAATTGGAAAAGAATTAAATAGTGTTGAAGTTAATTTTTTATCATTAATAGAAAAATATAGAAATAAAAATATTACACCATTATTAATTAGTATTTTAACAAAAGAGGTTGTTTTAAATTATGATATTGGAATAGCATATTATACATTAGATTGTGATATTAAATGTCCTCATTATAATTCAAAAAGTTTTTATCATAGATTTATAAATATTAAAAATTTATTTGATTGTAAATTTATTAAAGATGATATATTAAAAATAGATAAATATAAAAAAGTTTTTAATACTTTCAATTATAAAGATACTTTTAAAAATCAAGAAATATTTTATTATAATTTTAAAGAAAATTCAGAAAATTCAGAAATTTCTGAAAATATTATTAAACTTGTTTATGATAATCTATCTTTATTTAATAATCATAAATACGATATTTATGAAATAAAATCTTATGACTATATTAAACAAACATTTTTAAATGAATCATTTCATCATTTTATATTTCATCAAAATTTTAATATTAAAAATTATATTTGTATTTGTAATATTAGAACAATTAACATTTCTACATTTGATATATACAGAAATGCTTACATAAATAATATATTTTATGAAAATAATCCTAACTATCTTATCGAATATTTATCAGAATTTATACATAAAAAAAATATATTCGATTTAATAACATGGAACGATTTTTTTACAATAAATGATGATATTTCAAAAGCTACAAAAGGAACAGGAATATCTAAATATTATCTATTTAATATGGTTTCAAATAAAATAGAATCCTCTAAAAATGGTTTATTTATTTTATAATAAAATTATTTTAATTAATTTTACTTTATTAAAATATATTAAAAATTTCATCTTGATCTATAATATCTCTTATTTGTTTTTGTCTTTCAATTCCATCTAATAATTTATCAACATAACCTATTTTTTTAATTAATTTATCAAAAGCTTCTTTTTCTAAATTTTCATAACTATTCTCTTGATTTTCAATTATATCAATATCTTTCATTATCTCCCCAGGATAAGGAATACCATCATAATCTTCTCTTGATAATTGCATTAATAATGAAAATAAATAACTTGATAAATGTGTATCTAATTCACAATATTTTAATTTTAAGTTTATAATCATTTTATTTATTGTTTGTTTATTTCTACAATCTTCATATCTTCTTATAACATGATGATATTGTATATCATAGGGTAATTCAACTGTATCAGTTAAAAATAAATAAAGTTCTAAAAATATTGTTGTTTTTCTAAAAAATAAATACATTAATAATTCAACTAATCCAATTGCATATAATTTATCTAATCTTCCAAACCAATCTTTATTTCTTGATAAACAATCATTTGCAATATAATATGGTATATAACTTACACCTACTCTATTATTTAATCTCATACTATCTCCTAATTTTTCTTTTATTTTATCTCTAAATAATATACTATTTTCATTAAAATCTAATAATACAAAATAAACATCACCATTTTTATAATAACCTACTCCATAATTATATAACCTCAAATTTACACAAATTGAACTTGGTAAACTTTTATCTTGTCTATCTCCCTCAAAAACTATATTTAAAAACTTTAAAAAACTTTTTGTATAATTTATTGAATCTTTTAAACATAATTTTAATACATCACTAAAATCACCATACTTTTCACATATTATATAACAAGATAATTTATCATATTTTCCTTCTTCGGTTTTTTTACAAATATAACCATAACTTTTAATATTTACAATCGAATTATTATAAGTATTTCTTTCTTTTATCCACGGTTCTTGTAATTTTTCTATATCCATACAATTATCTAATGTTCTTAATATATACCCCTCTTGTGTTGTTAATATACCATTTCTTCTTACATATTCTTTATAATTATCCGCATTCATATTTTCATTTCTTTTTACACTAAAATGATAATTTGTTTTATCGTCTTTATCTTTTTTTATAGTTCTTAAATACATACTTCCTTCACTACTTAAATTTAATAACTCGTATATAAATTTATTTCTAATATTTCCTTCTTTTATTTTATACACATTTTCTCCATATTCTACATTTTCTATAGATTGTGATTCTGTAGAATCTGTAATATATAAATTAACATAATTCATTTTTCTAATAATATTATTATCTATTTTTATTTTTTCAATTATATTATTAATTTTATTACTTAATAATTTTATTACTTGATATATAAATTTTTTAATTAATATATAATTTTTTACTTATTTAATGAATATAAGATTCAGCAATTAAAATTTTATTTTCAAAAATATATTGTTCTTCATCTGAATATTTTTTTTCAATATTTAATAAAAATAATTCAATATTATCATTTTCAACAGGAATAAATTCAAATTCTTCAAAAAAATATGGTGCTACTTCTTCTAGACTATCTTCTGTATTTACAATCCATAAAGATGTATATTCATAATTTTCTTCAACTCTAAAACATCTAAAACAACTCATAAAATATTTTGATAATTTATCACCTTTATTACAAAACCCTTTAATTAAATTTTTAGCTGAAAAATCAGGAGCTCCATCTTTATCAGAATTATATTTGTAATTTGCAATATAATATTTAAAATTATGCTCTTTTACAAGATTTTTAAACAATTCTAATTCATCACCAAAAAATGCCCTTTTAATATCTTCCATATTTGTAATTATTGAAAATTTTTTTTCTTTTTCTTTTATAACACCATCATCTTCTTCATCTTTATTTTTTTCCTTTTCTTTCTTTGGTTGTTGAACTTGTTTTTCTTTCTTAGGTTGTGGTGGAGGTTTATTATCATTAATAACTTTTTTTAATCTTTCATTTTCTTCTTTTAACAAACTTAATTTTTCTTCCTCTGTTTCTACTCCAGAAATGTCTGTTCTATCAAAAGGAATATTTCTTTTAATTAAACTAAAATATATTCCATCATTTTGCTTTGCTAGTTTATCACTATTCATCTTTAACAAAATATATATCTTTTATATTATTTCTTACTATTTTTATTACTATTTAACATTTAATAATTTTATCAATTTTTTTATTATTAATTACTATTTATAAAAAAATTGAAAAAAATATATTCTCACTTTATTCATATTATACATAAAACAGAACAAAACAATATTAAATTAACAAAAGAAATATGCTTAGACAAAGTAATTACATACCTATCTTTCGTGATAATATTGTTTATCCTGATAATCAAAATAATGAAAAAATTACAAATATTATTTCAACATTATATCAAATATTATGCGATTACTTAATGGAAAGAAGTAATATGCATATTGATCAAAATAGCAAAATTATTTATTCAAACATAATTGATAATGAAGGATTCAATCATGGTGATTTAACAATTATTATTAATAATAACAAAAAATCTCAAAATGAAATTATTTATTTGACAAGAAATTATAGAAATTCAATTCATATTGAAAGATATTTTTTCTTTAACAAAAAAAAAATTTATTGAAAATTTACAAATCTTTTAAACATTATAATCGAAAATAAACAATTTTTTATTAAAAATAATAATCAGTCATACGAATATCAACTACAAAAAAATATACAATATCATAATTATTATTTACAACAAATAAATAATCAAAATCAAACTTCACATCTTTTTTATCAACAACAAAATAAACAAATTCAAGTTTATAAAGAACAAAAACAAGTTTATGAAGAACAAGAACAAGTTTATGAAGAACAAGAACAAGTTTATGAAGAACAAGAACAAGTTTATGAAGAACAAGAACAAGTTTATGAAGAACAAGAACAAGTT